TAAAAGATAAACAAAACGATTTGATTAAAGATACTAAGACTGGTAAGAAGGTAAGAGTTGATATGAATTCAGCAAACCTAATGATTCAAGTATACGATGCACTTAAAAGCCAATCTAATAAAGATATGTTTGTTAAGAGTGGTATTGTTAGTATGGGACTTATGGCATTCAAACTTATGAAAAAAGAAAATACTTCTGAAGTAATTGAAGAAGGTGAATACCAAGGTAGAAAAGTAGAACTTAACAAACCAATGCAAGGTGATGTTAAGAAGTTTAAAGTTTATGTTAACAATGAAAAAGGTAACGTAGTAAAAGTAAACTTTGGACAAAAGGGAATGGTAATCAAAAAAGATAATCCAGCAGCACGTAAATCATTTAGAGCAAGAATGAATTGTGATAACCCTGGCCCAAAATGGAAAGCAAACTACTGGTCTTGTAAAAAATGGTAATTGGGTTTATTAAAAATAATTTAATATTTATTACTATAAACAAATTTAAAAACATTAAATTATGAACATAGTATTAATTATCATAGGAATCGTAGTAACCGCAATAGGAATATACTCAGTACTACTATATATGGGTAAAATAAAAGACACAGATGGGGATTTTATTCCAGATACAGTAGAGGACACAATCGATGACATCAAAGAAGATATAACTAAAGTTAAAACTGAAGTTAAACGTAGAGTTAAACGAGTGAAAGAAGAAGTTAAAGATGTTAAAAAATCTGCATCTGAAGTTATCAACCAAATAGATGATGTGGCTAAAGCAGCAGGTGGTTCAAAACGAAAAGGTAAAAAACCTACAAAAGTAACAAAGAGTTCTCTTCGGACAATGAAAAAAGTTGAACTAATATTTCAAGCAAAAAAAGACTTTGGTATTAAGCTAGATTCTAATCTTTCAAAGACTGCATTGATTAATAAGGTGTATGAGTTACATCATAAAAAGTAATGAATGAATTTCTAAGTAATATAAAGAACATTATCATATTGGTATTGATTGTAATAATAATACTAATGCAACAATGTTCTGGCCCATCTATGGGGTTTAGTTTGTTTCCTAAAAAAGACAAACAACCGATTATGACAGAAGGTTCGGTTATTACTAAAATAGAAACAAAATGGGATACTTTAAAAATAGATAGTTTAGTATATGTACCAAAATGGAGAACTCGTATAGTCACAGAGCACGATACGATACCTACCGACATCGATACATTATCAATTCTAAAAGATTATTACTCAAAGTATTTTTACACAGACACATTAGATTTAGATTCATTGGGTAATATAGTAATTAATGACACTATATCAAAAAACCAAATAATATTCAGAGAAATCAATCCAAACATTTATATTCCAACTACAACCATAGAACGAGATTCATTAATTTCTAAACATGAGTTCTATTATGGATTCGGATTGGCAGGTAACCAAAACCAATTCAGTTATATTGGGGGTGAATTACTTTGGAGAAGCAAACAGAAAAAAGTCATTGGAGCTGGGTTAGGTATTAACCAAAATCTACAACCCATTATTTCATTTAGAATGATGTGGAAAATTGGTAAATAAGTTTTATGTCACAGTCTATAAAAGAACTCATTAGAGAAGAGTACATTAAATGTGCTAAAGACCCAGTTTACTTCTTTAAGAAGTATTGTTATATACAACACCCAAAGAGAGGTAAGATTCTTTTTGATTTGTATCCTTTCCAAGAAGATGTTATGGGTGAGTTTAACGACCACCGATATAATGTAATTCTTAAATCACGTCAGTTAGGTATCTCAACATTATCTGCAGGTTATTCTTTATGGATGATGTTATTCCATGAAGATAAAAACATATTGGTAATTGCAACTAAACAAGAGGTAGCTAAAAACTTAGTTACTAAAGTTAGGTATATGCATGAAAACTTACCGAGTTGGTTAAGAGGTGATACCGAAGAAGATAACAAACTATCCTTACGATTACGAAATGGTTCAACAATCAAAGCTACATCAGCAAGTGGTGATGCTGGTCGTTCTGAAGCATTATCAATGTTAATTATAGATGAGGGTGCATTCATTAAAGGTATTGATGACATATGGGCGTCATCCCAATCTACATTATCTACTGGTGGAAAAGCAATCGTACTATCAACTCCTAATGGTGTTGGTAACTTCTTTCATAAGACATGGTTAAAGGGTGAGCAAGGTGATGGGTGGAATCCAATTAAATTACATTGGACTGTACATCCAGAACGAACTGAAAAGTGGAGAAATGAACAAACTCAACTATTAGGTGAAAAGATGGCAGCACAAGAATGTGATTGTGATTTTATATCGTCTGGTTATACAGTTGTTGATGGTGAGCTACTTCAATGGTATGAAGAAACTCACGTACAAGACCCAGTTGAAAAGAGAGGGTTTGATGGAAACTATTGGTTATGGCAACAACCAAACTACAGTAGAGATTATATTGTAGTAGCAGACGTTGCTAGAGGTGATGGTGTTGATTACTCCGCATTTCACGTTATAGATGTAGAATCTATGGAACAAGTCGCAGAGTATAAGGGTAAAATAGATACCAAAGATTACGGTAGAATGCTAGTTAACGTTGCAACCGAATGGAATGATGCATTATTAGTAATTGAAAACGCAAACATTGGTTGGGCTGTAATTCAAGAAGCAATTGATAGAAACTATACAAACTTATATTATTCATACAAAGAATTTGGGTATGTCGATGATGATGCTCATTTACAAAAGGGATATGATTTAAAAGATAAATCTCAGATGGTGCCAGGATTTTCAATGACAAGTAGAACTCGCCCATTGGTTATCTCAAAGTTAGATACTTATATGAGAGAGAGAGTCCCAATCATCCGTTCTAAACGATTGATTGATGAACTTTTTACTTTTATATGGAACGGTAGTAGAGCAGAAGCACAACGTGGTTATAATGATGATTTAACAATATCATTTTCAACTGCATTATGGGTTAGGGATACTGCATTAAAATTGAGACAACAAGGAATTGAGTTAAGCAGAAGAGCACTATCCGCCACATCAAAACAATCGGGTGTTTTTAAAACGGGACAGAGTACTGCTAAGAATTCCTGGAAACTAAACACAGGTAGAGGTGACGAAGACATAAGTTGGTTACTATAAAATTAGGATATTAAAAATATTTTTTGTATATTTATAGATTGTAAGTAATAAGTAAAACATAAACTATGGCAGAAACATCATTATTTAGTAGGTTAAAGAAATTATTCTCAACACAAGTCGTTGTACGACGTGTTGGTAAGGATAAGATAAAAGTAATCGATTCATCCAAACTTCAGAGTAGTGGTAATAAGAGTGGTTCATCCCAGTACGATAGATATGGTAGATTGCATGGTTCTAACTCAAGAAAGAATTGGCAAACATATACCGAAAGATTTAACTACCATTCAAATAAGTTAGAATTATATACAGATTATGAAGCGATGGATAAAGATTCCATTATTTCATCTATATTAGATATATACTCAGATGAGACTACCCTTAAAAATGATATGGGTGATGTACTTCGTATCAAATCATCTGATGAGAAATTAAAGAAAACACTACACAATTTATTTTACGATGTATTGAATATTGAGTTCAATTTGTGGTCATGGGTAAGGGGTATGAACAAATATGGTGATTATTATCTTTACTTAGATATTGATGATGATTTGGGTGTTGTAAACGCACAACCATTATCTGCATATGAAACTCGTAGAGAAGAAGGTTACGATTTAGACAACCCATACTCAGTCCGTTTTGAAGTTGAAGAACAAAATACAAACGCTATATCACAAAGAAACAATACTAAGTTTTTAGAATCATTTCAAGTAGCACATTTCAGATTATTAACTGATACAAACTTTTTACCATATGGTCGGTCACTATTAGAAGGTGCACGTAAGGTTTGGAAACAATTAACTCTTATGGAAGACGCAATGCTTATTCATAGAATTATGAGAGCACCTGAAAAAAGAGTTTTTAAAATTGATATTGGAAACATTCCACCAGCAGAAGTTGATTCGTACATGGCAAATATCATTGACCAAATGAAGAAAGTTCCATATGTAGATGAATCTACTGGTGAGTACAACTTAAAATTCAATATGCAGAATATGCTAGAGGATTATTACTTACCTGTAAGAGGTGGACAAAGTGGTACTGAGATAGACACATTAAGTGGTATGGAGTTTACTGGCATTGATGATATTGAATATCTAAAGAATAAAATGTTAGCTGCATTTAAAGTTCCAAAAGCATTTATTGGATTTGAAGATGGTGTTGAGGGTAAGTCTACATTGGCGCAAGAAGATATTAGATTTGCAAGGTCGGTAGAACGAATCCAAAAGATTGTTCTTTCAGAACTAACTAAAATTGCAGTAGTACATTTATACTCACAAGGGTATACTGATGCTGAGTTGGTAAACTTCGAATTAGAACTTACTACACCATCTATTATATACGAACAAGAGAAAGCAAACCTTTGGTCTGAAAAAGTATCTTTAGTTTCTGATATGAAAGATTTAAAAATGATTTCACAAGAATGGATGTATAAAAATATATTCAATATGAGTGATGAGGAATGGAAAGAAGAGCAGTTTAAAGTTATTAATGATATTAAATTGGGATTCAGACATGAACAAATCGAATCAGAAGGTAATGACCCAATTAAAACTGGGGAATCATTCGGAACTCCACATGATTTAGCAACACTACAACAAGGTGGTGGTGAAAGTGGAGATAATGCTGGATTCCCAACTGCTGAAAACAAAGGTGGAGCACCTGAAGGTGGATTTGAAGGAGCAGGTAGACCTAAAGAAAGTGGTAACTATGGAACGGACGAAAGCCCATTTGGTAGAGACCCATTAGGAAATAAATCTATTTCAGTAAAAGCAGATAGACCTGGTCGTTCATATAATGCAAACGAAGTTTTAAATAAAGAAGTCACCAATTCAATGTTATCTAAAATGAAATATAAGACAAAAACTAAGAAGATAATTACTGAATCACTTAAATCTGATGATAATAATAAAGAATCAGGACTATTAGATGAGAAAAACATATTGAATTTTGATAAATAGGATATTTATAACCAAATATATAGGTTACTTTGTCAAAAATAGAAGGAACTAATGAAGAATATTAAACATAGTAAGTACAAAAATACAGGCATTCTATTTGAATTGTTAGTACGTCAAATTGCGACAGATACTTTGAACAACAAAGATTCAAAAGCAACCGCTATTATCAAAGAACATTTTGGAAAGCAAACTGATTTGGCAAAGGAATTAAAGTTATATCAATCTGCTATCAAAGAATCTTTCAATTCCGATTATAAAGCGGGTGAGTTCCTCAATATTATACTTAATGAAAGACGTAAACTCACAGAGTCTACACTAAATAAACAAAAGTATAACTTAATAAAAGATATTAAGGGTAATTTTGTATTAGAGGATTTCTTTAAGTATAGAATTTCAAACTACAAAGAGACAGCATCGGTGTATAAGTTATTTGAATACAAAAACTCAGATAACCCAAAACAATATGTAGAATGTAAATCAACATTGTTGGAACATTTAACTGGAAAATCACAAAATTCGGATAAAGTTGTAACTGCAATCAATGAAGATTACGCCAAACAACCAAAAGAAGTTAGATTGTTAGCGTGGAAGATGTTAGTTGAGAATTTTAACAACAAATATACAAATTTATCAGACAAACAACGTAGTATTCTTAAAGAATACATAAATTCAGTTGACAACTCTGAAAAATTAAAGAAGTTTGTTATGAGAGAGACAACAGAATTACAAAAATCACTAAAATTAGTAAACATCACCGACAAGGTGACTAAAATAAAAATTAATGAGGTGATTTCATTGGCGTCTAAACTTAAATCATCAAAAGTAATAACTGAATCACAAGTTTTATCACTACTCAGATACTATGAGTTATATGATGAGTTAAATAAGGTATTTAAATGAAAAGCTTCATAAAAGAAATCGAAGATAAGTTTGATGAGATTGAAGAAGCCAATGTAACTGGTAACTTAGATGGTGGAGAAGGTCCTGTTAAGACCCCATATGCTTTTTCAAAGAGTAAAGATGAAGATGAGTTAGATGATGACCACATTGAAGTGTTAGGTATGAAGAAGTCAAAGGAAACTAAAATGAATACAAAAAAATTAGAATCTTTAGAACGTAAGTTAGAAAATAAAATTAACGAAATTTCTTATAAGGAATATAAGAAAGATGAAAACCTAAAACAACATCAGAAAATCAATCATTCTATCAAAGAAATTAATAGTATGATGTTTAAATTAGAAAGAATTGTTAATCAAAATACTAAATTAAAGACAGAAGCAGGAATCCACAATGGTCAGTATTGGGAATCGACTCAAAGAAGATTCTCTAAGATTTCAGAGCGTATGTTGAAAGTGGCTAGAAGTTTAAAAGAGTTATCCGCATGATTTCTAAAAAGAAAATATTAAAAGAAGAGCTTTCAAATAAAGATTTGGAAAATATTCGTCTACTTATTAGATATGAGGTAGCACAGATTATGTTTGATTTGTATAGGAAACGAAAAGTTTGGGATAAGTAATGAGTAGACTATTAGTAGATATTATTCCGTTTAAAATGAGTAAGACTCAAATCAATGAATCATTGGAAGATAACAATGGTAGATTGATTGTTAATGGTGTCCTACAAAGAGCGGAAGCAGAAAACCAAAATGGCAGAGTTTACCCACGTTCAATCTTAGAAAGAGAAGTGGATAAGTACAAAGGTAGAGAGATTAAAGAAAATAGAGCATTTGGTGAATTAGACCATCCAGAATCATCGGTAGTCGAACTAAAAAACACTTCACATATCATCAGAGATGTATATTGGAAGGGTGATGATGTAATGGGTAAAGTAGAAGTACTTAAAACACCAGCAGGTAACATCCTCAAAGAGCTTTTAGAAGCAGGGTGTACGGTTGGTATCTCTTCAAGAGGTATGGGTTCTGTAAAAGAGGCTAGTAATGGTAAATCTGTTACTGTAGAAGATGATTTCGATTTGATATGTTGGGACTTTGTTTCAAATCCATCAACACATGGTGCATTTATGAGACCAATGAACGAATCAGTAGTAGGTAAAGGCAAAACACCATCATATAAAAAAATTAATACATTAGTAAGAGATATCATCTGTGAAATAGATGGTGTTTGTTCAATTTAAGGATATCACATGAAAAAACTAAAAGATTTACTGAATGAAACTATCAACCCACAGTTAGGTAAAGTTTATTCTGACCCATACGCTAAATCATTCGTTAAAGAAAACGAAGATGAAGAATCCTCAGAGATGACTACAGAACAAAAACATGCATTCTTAGAAGCAGTTAAAGCATACAAATCATTTGGTGAAACTGTATATAGAAACGAAGGGTTATCTGAAGTATACGAATCAATCAGAGGGTTGGTCTCAGTAGCTGGCAAAAATATGGTTAAAGAAACTGAAGGTTCATTTGATGGTATTACTGTTAGTAGACACGTAAAGAGAATGAATGAATCATTCAAAATATTTGAAAAAACTTTAAGAGAAGTTGCAACACTACAACAGCGATTAGAATCATCTTATGATGAAATCGGTGAAACATTAGGAAAGTATTACGAAATCAATGAAACTGATGATAGCGAAATTGAAGAAGGTAACGAATTCGGTGCAGCAAGAGCAAAAGCAATTGCAGCTGGAAGTGATTCATTTGAAGTAGATGGAAAGACATACCCACTTAAAGGTGTTGATAAAGACGATAAAGAAAACGCAAAAGAATTCACAAAAGAATCAATGAACCTTACTGATATACTAAAAGAAGGTAAGGATGTAGGTCACTACGAAAGAGTTGGAAACCAAACAATAGTAGATAGTAACTTTGTAAACTACAGTAAAGGTGTATTACCAAATTCAGAACTCGTACATTTAGGCATGGGTGACTTTGCAATTAAATCACAATCAGGTATGATTAAATTTCAACGTTCAGGTAAGATGGATGGCATCGGACAAGATTTTGTTGGTAGACCACATCGTATGACTGATGATAAGAATGGTAAATTGGTAGAGTTATTTCTGAAACTTATGTTAAAGAAGAAAAAAGCAGTTTTAAGTATGAGTGAATCAGTAGTTAACGAAGATATGGCTGGGTGGATTGCAATTGACCATAAAGGTAATAAATTAGAAATTAAAAAATCTGAAGCTAAAGACCTTTACAACGCAAAACTATTAGCAATCAAAAAACTAAAAGTACCTAAATCAAAAGTTGGTATGTTGGCAATCAAACCAGCAGTTGGTGAATCAGTTGTTAACGAAGCTAAGTACGATATCGGTATGGCTCGTAAAGGAAACGGAATAACTATTTATAACAAAGCCGAAGAAGAAAATGGTGATTACAAAAATGTAGCCCACATTGATAACAAAGGTAAAGTAAAATACTTAGATAAAAAAGTACCATCTAACATTAAAAAAGAAATCGAAGCCGAAGCTAAGAAAATGATGGAAATCACAAACGAGGGAAACTCAATGATAAAATTAAAAAACTTACTAAACGAATCATTTGGATTCGGTGAACTACCATCATCAAAATTAATGAAGATGAAAGTATCAGCTAAAGATATGTTGGATTCAGTTAATCCTAAAAAAGTAAATGAATCTGAAGAAGATAAATCAGTAACCGAAGCAAGAGTATCAGCTAAAAACTTATTACAATCAGTAGTTGATGGTGAAACTAAAGAAGTAGAAGGTATTAAACTTTCGAAAGAAATGGCTGAAGCATATTTGAATTGGTTAAGAATGTCACCATTTGGAAAAAAGTATGGTAAATTACCATTCAATAAATTGTTTACAGCTTCATTCCGTTGGGGATTGCATAGACACGCTGATGAGAAATCAAAAGAGTACAAAGATTTAAAAGTAAAAGCCAAAGGGCTTGATAAAAAATAGGATAACCACAATGGATTACTCAGATATATTACAAGATATTTCAGTTGACTTATCTTCTATGGTAAAGAAACATCTAAAGAATATTAAAAAATTAGATTCCAAACAACAAAAGCAATTTGGAAAACTATTTGGAGATATGAAGCAGGGTATTGATGATTTATCTGAAGGAGTTAACGAATCTGTAGAGTCAGATAAATTATCGAAGGATATTAATAAATCAATTTTAAAGATTGATGATAGTATGTCCTATGTTGATTTTGCTCACGCAGTAGCTAAAGTTTTAAAAGATGAATATGGTAAGCACAACTATATACCATTCATTAACGAATTAAAAAAGAAACTTTAATAAAGTCTTATCTATCAAATTTATTTTAATATTTATATACACCTATCATTAGTTTGGTAGGTGTATTTTTTTTAATAAAACAATTATATGCAAGAGCAAAACAAAAAACAGTACAAACGAATAAATAGAGACGATATGGAGATACCTGGTAGTCCACTAGCAGTAAAAGTTGTGAATGGTAACATAGAGTTAGCACTCAAAGCTTTCAAAAGAAAAATCAAAGATAGTGGTAAGATGGAAGAAGTCAGAGACCGAAAAGAATTCCGCAAACCATCTGTGATTAACAGAGAGAAAATGAAAAACGCTAAATACTCTGAATGGATACGCAGACAGACTGAAATTTAGTAAACACTATTATATCGTTTTCAATTTTAGTATACTATTTATTAGAAATCAAAATACTATCTTTCCAATAGGTAGTCACGATTATTTTATAAAATTCTATTAAGATTTTAATAATCTTATTTCCAAAACAAATTTAAGGAGAAAAATTATGGCAAGAAAAGACTTGTTATCAGAAGCAATTGCTGATGCTAAAGCTGTAAAAGAAACAGCAATGGCAAATGCTAAATTGGCTTTAGAAGAGGCATTCACTCCAAAGTTGCAATCTATGATTTCTGCAAAGTTAGCTGAAGAAGCTGAAGATGAAGAAGACATGGACGAAACTTACGAAGGTGAAGAAACTGAAGAAGCGTATCACGAAGAAGAAGAAACTGAAGAAGTATCTGAAGAAGAAGACATGGACGAAGAAGAGGAAATGGAAATGGACTTAGATTCTGATGATTCTGAAGAAGAAGAAATGGAAATGGATTCTGAAGAAGAAATGGAAGCAGATTCTGAAGAAGAAATGGAAGCAGATTCTGAAGAAGAAATGGACGCAGATGAGGATGATTTAGATTTAGAATCTGTAATC